CGCGGCAGCACGCCTGCGGAGGCCCTGCTTTCGGTCAACCAGATGCGGCAATTCCTCCGCAAGCTGGCCATCCTTGCCTGAGCTGATTTCCCACCGGCGGCCAGTGACGCGCTGGCTGCCGGAAACGAAAACGGACCACGAGGACAGCATGAAACAAGCATCACTTTTTGACGGTTACGCCTCGCTGGCGGGGGCCATTCCGGCCATCAAGGCCGCCATGCGTGAGGCCGCTAAAGCCCCGGGCTGTGACGGCCGTAAGGCGCTGCCGGACATGATGAATGAGCTGGCCGTGCTGGCGGGCGTGAAGCTGACCAAGGGGAACGCGGCGGCCTTCGGCAAGGCGACGCTGGACAAGATGCTCTCGCCCTCGGATTCCTCGCACCCGCCGTCCATCCTGGCGCTGCTGGCCTTCTGCGCGGCGGCGCGCAACGCGGAGCCGCTGCGAGTCATGCTGCGCTGCGTAGGCATGGACATCATGACCGAGGAAGACCGCAAGCTGGCAGAATACGCCCGCACCCTGATCCAGCAAAAGAAGATGAAAAGACAGCTGCGTAAGCTGGAGGACGAGCTATGAGCCTGACCTATGCCCAAAAGATGGCCCTGGGGGCCAAACGAGCCACCTACCGCCGCCGTTTGCAGGAAGTGCTGGACGCGCAGGGCCTGAGCGGCGCGGCACTGGCCCGGCAGCTGGGCATCTCTAGTGTGGCTGTCTACCGGACGCTGTCGGGGCAACTGCACAGCCCCAAGGTGCTGGACTGGCTGCGTACCCACGGCGCGCCGGAAAAATACCTGTGTGACCCCAGAACCTCTGATAACTAACAGGGACATACCACGTGAACACCATTGCCACCACATACAGCACGCAGGAGCTGGCACACTATTTAGGGATTACCGTTAAAAGTGTGCATATTCGCGCCAAGCGTGAGGGCTGGCAGGCCCTGCCCCGTGCTGGCCGGGGCGGCGGCAAGTTGTGGGTGGTGTCCTCCATGCCTGCGGAGATACGGGACAGGTTGGCCTCGGCGCTGCTGCGCCAACCTGCTGCCATCATAGAGGAAAGCGCGGCTTGCGCTTCTATTGGCAGCAATATTTGTGCCCCTATTGGCACCGCCGGGAACGGTCCGGCCCTCTCCGACCGGGAACGTGCCATCGTGACGGCCCGTCTGGCCTTCTGCCGCGAGCTGGACCGCATCGCGCCTCTGGTAGGCAAAAAGGCCGCCGTGGCGCACCTAGTCACGTCGTCCCGGATGGGCGAGCTGTCGCCCGTCCTCACGGAACAGCTGGCTGTGGCCTTTGCCCGCCGACGTGGTGACAGCCTGACCACGCGCACGCTTTATCGCTGGTATGCCGATTATCTGGCTGGCGGCGAGGCGGCCCTTGCGCCCAAGCGCACGGCAGCCAAGGCCCCCGCGTGGGCCTCCGAATTTCTTTTCCATTACCAGAAACCGCAGCACCCCACCGTGGCGCTGGCCCATGCCGAGCTGTGCCGGGCCATGCGCCAGCGCGGCGAACTGCCACCCAGCGTCCATGCCTGCCGCCGCCTGCTGGCCAAGATGAGCCAGCCTGAGCGCGAAGCCGGACGGGCCACGGGCAATGCCCTGTTGAAGCTGCGTCCCTACCAGCGCCGCGACACCTCTGAGCTGTGGCCCACCGATGTTTATACGGCGGACGGCACCACCTTTGACGCGGAGGTGCTGCACCCTGACCACGGCCAGCCCTTCAAGCCGGAAATCACGGCCATCCTGGACGTGGCCACGCGCCGCTGCGTGGGCATCTCCGTGGCCCTGTCCGAAAGCGCCCTGACCGTGCTGGACGCCCTGCGCATGGCCTGCTGTTACGGCGGCGTCCCGGCCCTGTTCTACAGCGATGGCGGGCCGGGCTACGTCAACCGTCTGTTGCTGGACGACCGCACGGGCATGATGACTCGTCTGGGGATCACGCCCACCAATGCCATACCGGGCCGCCCGCAGGGCAAGGGCCTTATGGAACGAGCGGTCAAGACGCTCTGGGTACGGGCGGCGCAGGGGCTGACCAGCTATACCGGCGCGCTCATGGACGGGGACGCGGCCCACCGCAATTTCAAGCTCTCGCGGGCCGCCCTCAAGACGGGCAAGCGGGCCGTGCTGCCTAGCTGGGAAGAGTTCAAGCGCCACATCCTGGCCCGTGTGGAGGAATACAACACCACGCCGCACCGGGGACTTCCCCGCTACCGGGACGCGCAGGGCCGCCTGCGCCACTACAGCCCGGAGGAATACTGGCAGACCTTCACGGCGCGGGGCTTCACACCGGTGCGCGTACCGCAGGGAATGGAGGCCGAGCTGTTCATGCCGGGCGCGCGCCGCGTCACCCGCAACGGCTGGCTGCAATTCTATTCCGGCCGCTACTACGCGCCTGAGCTGGCGGAGTTCCACGGGGAGGCCGTGGAAGTCCGGTACGACATCTGGGATGCCGGTCGCGTCTGGTGCTGGACGCTGGACGGACGGCCCATCTGCGAGGCCACGCTGGAAGGCAACTCGCGCCCCTATTTCGAGCAGAGCCGCGTGGAAGCCGCCCGCGAGAAGCGGGCACGGGCACAGGTCAAGCGGCTGGACGCCAAGCTGCAACGTGTGGCCCCCGGCGCGACCATCGTCCTGCCGGAAAGCAGGGACAACGGGCCGGACACGGCCACTACCGTCAGCTGTGCCGACAGCACGGCCCCGGCTCTGGCCCCGGCCGCCGCCGTGGAGACCATCACCATCACGGACGTGACGCCCACGCCGGAACCCGTACCGGTCCGGCCCCTCTTTGCCTGTACGCATGAGCGCTACCGCTGGCTCATGCACAACCCCGATGCCCGGACGGATGCCGACAGCGCCTGGCTGCGCGACTACCGCCGGGGCGAGGAATACGCCGATTTGAAAGACCTCTATGCCGCCGAGGGCATAGCCTAGAGCGGTCCGCAAGAAAGGGCCGCAGGTGGACGCGAGAGCGGACACCCGCGCCCAAGCAGGCGGGGAAACCGCGTTTTTCCCGCCATGCGCGGGCAGCGCAACCTATTGGGAGGATGGAATGAAAAAAGCCTTCGTCAAAACAGAAAACTACGCCCGTTTCGCCGCCGGTGTGAAAGCCGTGGAGCAGCGCGGGGCCGCCGAGGCGGGCATGATGCTGGTGCATGGCCAGCCGGGCTATGGCAAGTCGCACATCGTCTACCGCTGGGCCGAGGAAGCCGGGGCCGTGTATCTGCGCGCCAACGTGGACTGGACGCCCAAGTATTTTCTGGTGGAGCTGTGCAAGGCCCTGAACATCGACGGGCGCGGCACGGCGCAGGCCCTGTTCGAGCGCTGCCTGCGCGTGCTGGTGGAACGTCAGTGCCCCATCATCATCGACGAGGCCGAGTTCACCCTGTCGTCCAATGCCGCCGTGCTGGAAAAGGTGCGCGACTTCTCCGACCGGGCCGAGGTGACGGTCATCCTCATAGGCATGGAACAGATCCAGCGCTCCATTGCCCGGCACAAGCAGATCAGCAGCCGCATCGCGCAGGTGGTGGAGTTCGGCCCCTGCTCGGCGGCGGACGTGGCGCTGGCCTGCAAGCAGCTGTGCGACTACCAGCTCTCGCCCGGCATGACGGCCGAGGTGCTGCGCCTGTCCGGCGGACGCATGCGCGAAGTGCTGAACATCCTGGCCAATATCGAGCGCATCGCCGCCACCAACGGCCTTTCCGGCCAGCTGGACGTGCCGCAGTTCGCGGGCGTGGCGCTGACCCATGACTGGCAGAGCCGCACGGCCAAGACCGTGAAAGCGAGGTAGACCATGCAACTGGCCGAACGAATCCTGCGCGAGCTGACCACCGCTCCCCTGCTCACCCGGCAGCTGGCGGCAAAACTGGATGCCCGTACCCCCGGCGTCATGGTGGCCTGCCGCTGCCTGCGGCACAAGGGCCTGATCCACACGGAAAATGGCCTGCATGCACTGACCAGGGCCGGGAAAAATCTTCTGGCGGACGGTGGATTCATCCCCTGTCAACGCAAGGGGCGCAATGCCACCAGCGCCGGGCGCACCCTGCGGCAGCGCGCCTGGAGCGTCATGCGCATGGCCGACCATTTCACCGTGGACAGCCTGATGCAGACCGTGTGCGACGGCGACGAGGGCAATGCCGGGGAGAACCTGCGTAATTACTGCCGTGCCCTGTTCCGGGCGGGCATCCTGGGCCGGACGGCCCGCACCCGCGCCTATTTCTTGCGGGACGAGGCCAACACCGGCCCCCTGGCCCCGGCCTACAACCGGGCGGAAAAGTGCGTCACCGACCGCAATACGGGCAAGATCTTTCCGCTGGAGGCCGCCCATGCGTGAGGAAGCCCGCCATCTGCTGCACGAGGCCATAGCCGCCCACGGAGTGGCCGCCACGGCCCGCCGCCTGGGCGTGGCCAGGGCCAGTCTGTCCCTGCTCTACCATGACAAATATCCGGGCAGCACGGCCCGCATGGAGGAACGCATCCTGCGCGTGCTGGCCAGCCCCTGCCCGGTCTACGGCGGCCCCTGGGGGCAGGACATATGCGCCGGGCGGCGCGCCACCCCCATGCCCACATCCAACCCCTACGCGCTCCGCCAGTGGCGGGAGTGCCGGAACTGCCCAAATTTCACGGAGGAAACGACATGTTGAGTCAGGACATCGAATCGTGCGCCGCCAGCATCGACGTGCTGGCCGGGCAGGTCAGCGAGGAACAGCGGGCCTTCCTGCGTATGTTGCAGGAAAATCTGCGGGCGCATGCCGCGCAGGCCCGCCATCTGGAACAGGAACTGCTGCCGCCCGCAGGGGCCGGGGCGTTGCCGCGCTTCCATGTGCATGACCTGCCTAACACCCCCCATTTCCCCGGTTAAACAAGGAGAAACGACATGGAACAGATCACCATCCCCG